TTGTTCTTGACTGAGACTCATTTTCGGCTCCTCATATCAGCCAATTTCTCAATTGTCCGTCCGCCAAAGTAAGCGCCCATAATTAGCATCCCCCACTGTCCCAGCAATTGGACATAGGACTCATTGGCGTTCAGGCCAAATGCAGACATCATGGCAAAAATAAAGTACCCCACAAAGATGGCTACAAGGCTCATAGGGCGAATATTTTTGGACAACCAAGAGTCACTACTCATGTCCGCCTTCCAACGGTCTGTGACGTTGTTGTCTTCGTTCTGGGAGGCTAGGGCAAATACCTTGAGTTCTTCCAACTCGGCTTGGGCTTTCATAATCCCAAGTTCAATCAGCCGCTCTTCATGGTCATATTGCAGTTGGCGCAACTTGGCAACTTCAGCATCAGATGGGTTGTCGGAAATTTTGACGCCAAGAGCGTTTTCAACAACCTCTTTGCCTTTTGCTTGAAGCGCAGAAGACAAAAGGCCCAGACCATTCTGAGCCAATGTACCAAGCAGTGATGCAACGATTGGAATCATGGTCACCCTTTCAATTCAAAACTTAGATTTGCGTGACGGGGATACTGCACAACGCGCTCCCCTTCAGGGCATTTGTATTTAATGGTTGCCAACAAAGTTGCTTTACCGCTGGCAATTTTCTCTTTTCTCACCATCGTAAGTTCGTAGGTGAATGTGTCAATCTCTGGGCCTGCTGGGCCGCTGAACTTGCTTGCGGTGGTGGTCGCCTCATGCACCATACCAGCCGCATCACGAATGCTTGGCGTAAAACTCTCAACAGAGCAGTCGTCCCGTTTCTTAATCCAGATTTGTCCAACGCTGAAACTATATTTTTATC